CCTAATAATTTTGAAACTCTTAGCGATATATTCAATAAAGCTGTTTTAGACAAACGAATATACGGAGGCTATGCACTTCAGATTGTATGGAGTAAGTTAACTGGAAAGGTAGCTCAAGTCTACCATATGGACTTCGCAAAAATCCGTTCAAACGTAGATAATACTTCTTTTTACTATTCGGATAATTGGGAAGATTACAGGCCAAAGGTTACTGAGTTTGACGCATTCAACCCTGAGAAAAGAGAGGGAGTTCAAATCCTTTACTATCGTGAATACAGACCTAACTTAGCTACTTATCCATTACCTGACTATATCGGTGCGATTCCGTATATAGAAAGTGATGTTGAGGTAGCTAATTTTCACCGAGCAAACCTGCAAAATAATTTCTTCTTTGGTGGTATTTTAAACTTTAATAACGGCATTCCGACCGATGAAGAGCAAAGAGCTTTAGTTAGAAGGATTAACAACAAACACGGCAGCACAGATAATGCTGGTAGATGGATTATAAATTTCTCAGATGGTTCAGATAAGGCACCGAATGTAATTAGCTTACAGCCTTCTGAATTAGACAAGCAATTTGACATCCTAAACGATACAATACAGCAAGAAATTTTCGTAGCTCACCGAGTTACTTCTCCTATTTTTATGGGAATCCGTGTAGAGGGTCAACTTGGTGGTAGAAATGAGATGATTGACGCTTTTAAATTGTTTGAACAAAACGAAATCAAGCCTGATCAGAACCATTTTGAAGAGTTATTTAATTATATAATAGGCCTAAACGGAATCAATCAGCCTTATGAAGTTCAGCCTTTAGAACCATTCTCACCTGAGTTCACTGAACAAACTTTGATTCAGATTGCAACTAAGAATGAATTAAGAGAGATGGCTGGATTGCCTAAGTTAGAAGAAACTCAACCAATAACTACTCCACAATCGTTCTCAGAAGAAAACGAAATTGAAGTTTTCGCAGAGTACGGAGTTAATGCTGATGACTATTTAGAGATTGAAAGCAGAAAATTAGAAATATTTGAGGACCATTATTCGTTTGAGTCACATTTAGAATTCAACGAACAAGAACTATACGATTACGCTTTTGCTATTGACTCATTAACCGAAGAGGAGAGAAGATTAGTTAGTCAAGTTAAAAGAGACCCATTAATAAGTAAGAAAGATTTAGCAGTTAACTTAGAAATCAGCGAAGGAAAATTAGATGAGTTAATCAAATCTTTGAAGGACAAAAAAGTCTTGGCATTAACTGAAGGAGCTTGGAATATCATTAGTGTTTTACCGACTCAATCAGCAATTTCAAAGATAGCAGATGAGTTGAAAAAGTATGAAGTTAGGTACAAATATCAAGGACCAAGAGACAGCAAAAACAGAGCTTTCTGTAAGGCTTTATTGAACTTGAATAAACTCTACACAAGAGATGAGATTAGCAAAATTTCACAGCGAGTAGGTAGAAACGTTTGGACGAAAAGAGGAGGCTGGTACACTAAGCCAGGCACTGACATACACTTACCATATTGCAGACATCAATGGGCATCAATATTAGTTAAAAAGAAATAATGGCAACAATACTATTCATATCAGAAGAGACTTTAAAACAAGAGTCAATCATAAGCGAGAATGTAGACCCAAAATTATTAGTGCCAACAATAAAAGAGGCACAAAACATTTATCTACTACCTATCTTGGGAACTGCATTATACAATCAGTTAGTAACACAAGTCTCAAGTAATTCGGTGAGTGCTGCGAATGTAACTTTATTAGATACTTACATTACTCCGACTTTAGTTAAGTACTGCGTGTACGAATCAATTTTGCCGTTGAGTTTTAAATTTCAGAACAAGAACATAGCTACAAAGAATTCTGAATTCTCTAACCAAGCGAATATGGAAGACTTGAGGTACTTGTTAGATTACACAAAGAACCGAGCTGAATGGTACGCAGAAAGATTGACTAATTTTCTACTCGCAAATACAAGTACTTATCCGTTATATTTAACTCAGCCTAACGCAAACATAGATACTATTTATCCAAACGATAATAACTATCAAAATGGTATGTACTTAGGACCTGACATTGACTGGGATTTAGTTCCACCAAGTATTAAATATCAAGGGAATTTTAGAAGAAGAACCTAACTTAAAAACTATGAGAAAAAAAGGAAGCAAAAACAAATCAAATTTAGAAAAACTAAGAATCTATTTAAATGCAAACCAGCCTCAACAAAGTAGTAAACCTATTACAAAAAATAGCAACAAGTAATCAATTCTTAAATGGAAATTTTATTTTTTGTGATGTCGCAGATTTGGGTGCGAGTGCGCCTTTATCTTACCCTTTGCTTTGGGGCGATGTAAGACCATCTAATTTCAGCACTAAGGTATTTAGTCTTAACTTACAATTGACTGCAATAGACATCGTTTTAAAGGACTTGAGCAATGAAAGAGATGTATTAAGTGATACCTTACAAATTATTTCAGACGTAATTGCTAAAATAAAGCAGTCTACTTACTACGGAAGTTATTTTGAGATGCAAGAGAACATAACCTGCACTCGAAGTGGCTGGATGGGTTTGTAATTTTACTTTAAATATAGCTAACCCTTACGATTCTTGTGTTATTCCAACAAATTAAAATTTTAAAAGAAAAAAATATATAATATTATGATATTAGAGCAAAGAATGTTAGGCGGTAATGGGTGTAAATTCATCGATGCTGCCTCAACTGGTAATACTTTTTATGTAATTGTTGTAAATGCTGATTGCGTTTTGACAACTTTGTCAACTGTGAACGGGCAAAACCTTTTAACTCAATACGGATTGAGCGGAAAAACCTTAAAACAAGGTATGCTTATTCCTGCTTTTAACGGAGACCCAATCGCAAACATAACTCCAAGTTCAGGTTCTGTTATTGGTTACGGATTTAACATTATTGGTTAATGATTAGCTTAGGTTTAGGAACGTTAGTCGGCGGTAATGGAAGCACTCTTGGCGGTTTTTCTGCCGAGTATCAGGCTATTTTATCAAGAGCTACAAGTTCAGGAATTACCTTACCAAGTTTGGCAAATCAAGCTAACCAAAATAAGTTAATTGTTGACTTGAAAGCTGCTGGAGTTTGGGACAAATTAGATGTATTCTATATGTTCGCAAATACTGGTTCAAGTGGTTTCGGTTTATTGAATTGGAAAAATCCAAACGGAACAACTAACGCAAGTGCAGTAGGTAGCTTAACCTTTAATGGTTCAGCATTTCAAGGAGCTGCATTAAGTTATTTGAATACTAACTATAATCCAACAACTCAAGCAGTAAATTTCTCTCAAAATAATGCTGGGATTGGAGTTTGGAAAAGAACACACGATGGTGCAGCTAACAAATATTTATGGGGTAATTCAGGAGCAAGAAGTTATGTTCAAGGAGTTAGTACATCAAATGCAAGATTACACACCATAACTAGTTTAGCTGCTAATTTTAATACTACAAATACTGGTATGTTGGTTATGAATAGAACTGCTGCGAGTGGTACTAATTGCATAACTTTAGCGGTTAATACTACAATAACAACTACTAATCAACTATCAGGAACTACTGCTCCTCCTGACAATGCTAACTATTCAGTTTTTACATATGCGACTTCAACTGCTGATACTTATTTAGGTCAAATTTCTGCTTGGTGGATTGGAGCAAATTTCGCAACTGAAGTAAATAACTCAAGTCTTTATAATGCCTTAAACACTTATATGTCTACCATTTGATGAACACAAAAATAATAGAACTTAATATAGTTAGCTGGACTTTCGCAATAGTCGGAACTTTGGCGCATTGGCTACCAGTAGTTCAATTCTTATCGTTTACTTTATCAGTTATCATTTCACTTTGGCAGTTAACCCAAATGCTCAAGAAATGGTTAAAAAAATAAAGCAAAATATTAATTTATTAGATAACCCAGTTACAACGATATGCGGATTGATTTGTTTTTTTTATTCGCTTGTTTTAATTGGATTGCCTTTGGTTTATGAAACCTTTTCCGAAATTGATATTTACTACTCTGCTGGTCTTGGAATCATTGGCTTGTGTTTACTTATTATTCCTGACGATGTCAAAGGAGCTTTGAGAAAATTGATTAACAAAAAAAGTGAATGATTTTATTACTGCTGTATGTTTGGCTTGATGCGATTCGTGACTCAATAGCTCACCACGATGCCTATTACAAGTTAGGTAAGTTCTTTTCTCGGCATCAATCAGAAATGAATAAACCTATTTTTTTTAAGTACTTTCCAATGTTTTGGGATGCTTGGCACTTGGCAAAATTCATGCAATATAACATAGTAGCTTTTTTACTTGTTAAGACCTTAGCTTTCCCAGTAGTTACTACAATTATGAGCCTACTATTCATAACCCTATATATATGAAAAACAAAGCCCTAATATTTGAGTACTGTAAGCAATTCCCAAACACTCCAAACCTTACTTTAGCAAAAAAAATATACAAAGAACATCCTGAAAAATTTAATGATGTTGAAAGTGTACGGGACAGAGTCAGATATTACAGAGGAAACAAAGGTATAAAAGACAAAAAATCTGCAAAACCTTATATTGATTATTTAGAAAAACTAAAATCTGAACTACCAAAAGGAGAAAGCGAAAAGTTAGAACCTTACTACCTACCAAAGGACCGCAAGAAAGTATTAATCATCTCAGATATTCACCTTCCTTACCACGATGACAAAGCTTTATTTGCTGCTTTAGAATACGGATTAAAAGAAGAGGTAGATACTATCTATATTAATGGCGATTTATTAGACTTTGCTTTGATTTC